CCTCAGATGTTCTTCGAACATTTTCCCAGATCGACGATGGCACCGGCACAGTCGAATATCAACGTGTCAATACTGCGCTTCCGTTTCCCTTAGTGGCTGACGTGTACAATTTCATTTTCCGCGGCTTTGGTATCAATAATGTTTCAGCTACGCCACGAGATTGGCTTGACCCAATCACTGCCCCTGTCGATACCGCTCGCATATCATTGATGTATGATAAGGTTACCGCAATCAATTCACCTAACGACTCTGGTATTGTACGGACGTACAAGCGATGGCACCCTGTTAAGAAAAATCTCCACTATGCCGATCAGGAAATTGGTGGAGCTATGGTTTCTTCTCCTTTCTCCACTACTGCGAAGCCAGGATGTGGTGATGTTTATGTTTTAGATCTCATTGTTGGAAACTCAGCGGATTCGAGTGATGTCTTGGATTTCCTTCCTACTACTACTCTCTATTGGCATGAAAAATAGCGGAGTTAATCTCCACGAAAATACAATTTTTGTTCATCCACTCAATATCTGAATTCTCCATGTGATCACGTGGGTCTGTGTTGCTGAGCCATATGCTTGGCTTTCCCCATTTGACCAATTTAGGCTCCCGGTAAAGACATTTAACCGTGACCCATGCTTGGCAGCCTAACCATTCTTTGAACGAAGGAAAAAACTTGATTCCACCCCTGATGTCGTCGAATACGGCGTATTCCGCCGTTGGTGCCTTCATGCACTCATCTCCACTGACGAGTCCCACACAATAAATGTGAGGTCCCAGGGATCGAGCCCACAAGGTCTTTCCGGTTCGGGACTCTCCGTATACACAGATTGACATACATCTGCCTAAACACGTGAGCTTGTGTAACGAGGGAGGGAGGGGGCTAGGGGCCCCCCCGAGGCGCACATGCGGCAACCACTATCCAATATCTCCTGCTCCGCCCATTGGAAAAACATACCTATGAGTGTGTCTTCACTTCCGATACCAGACTGTAGTAGCCAGTCATCTCTTCCATCAACATCTCCTCCGGTGAAACTGATCCCGTCCGGTGTGGCATACACGGGAGGCACAGGAGCGAACTTCCAGTCACAGTACTTTTGAAGTTGGGTGAAAGAACACGCCGCGCTCTTTGGATCCAGTTCATGGACCAAATTCCAAAACGACTCTCGATCGCTCGCACCCGTGATCGCAGCCCACTTATCACGAGTTCCGCCATTGCTTCCTCCGCCGTCCCTCGGACGTTCAAGGGATTCAAAGCAGACATCACCATCTTTGACTGCATAGTCCCAACCCTTTTCCGGTGTTCCACGAGAAGGCTCAACATTGGGATGACGACCGTCGATATCGAAGCAACGAGGTCTCCTGAACCTTCTCTTCCTTCCAAAGTCGACAAAGCAGTGTAGATGAATGCCTCCGTCTGCGTGATTCTCTCGTCCAATGACAGATTTGAATCCAAGGCCTTCAAAGAATTCTCCAACGACAGTAGGGGAGAGATCTCCGCATTGTGAGTATGTGATGAGAGCATAGCGACAGTGGATGTCGAAAGTCGGCATTTGTGAAAAAAGTCCCTGGGCAAACTAATATTATAGCCCAGGGACAGAGGGACACTCTGTCTCTATAAATACTCCTCACTGCCCTCCCTGCTCACTATCGACATCATGGCCTCCTCCCTAGCACAGTCCGACGCCCTCCGAAAGTTCCGATTTACTCACGACCGTGCATGCAAAACAATCCACGTCGGTGACTGTTTTCCCGCCAAGCTCAATGCGTTCACGCCGGTTTCCCGCCAAGAGGCGGTACAGCTCCCGGAAGAGGACGATCCGTCCGAGAACAAAGAGAATATCCCGCCGCCGCAGTTACACAAAGAGGGCGCCTCGCTCGGTGAGCCGAAAGAGGATCCTCAACATGACCTCAACAAAAAAGAGGGATACAATGGTTCCGGGAAACACCTTTCCGCCCTTGCCGACCAATGTGGGCTCGCTGACTGTGACCTCCGCCACACCTGCGCTGCTCCTGTGGAACGCTACAGCACGCTCCCTCTCCGACACTCGAACCGCGGCATTCACAATGCCAATCAACGCCCAACGCCTGTCTCAGAGTCCCTTCATTGTTGGTCTCAAAGAGACTATTACCATCCGGACCGATACGAGTAATGCATGGCGCTGGCGCCGCATGGTTTTTACCCTTAAGGGGTTACCTCCTGGTTTCACCGATACCTCAGATGTTCTTCGAACATTTTCCCAGATCGACGATGGCACCGGCACAGTCGAATATCAACGTGTCAATACTGCGCTTCCGTTTCCCTTAGTGGCTGACGTGTACAATTTCATTTTCCG